ATGCCTTCTTCACTCATTGGATAATTCCTTTATTAAACGATCAAGATACCATTGGCTTTTTTTTAAGTCTTCCAATGGATTGTCGTTTTTATATTTAAACCTGTGGTTGTACTTCAGCATAGAGCCTTCTAAATAATATTTAAAGCCATCACCTAATTGTTGTTTGATGTAATCAATTGACTCAATCCTACCTTTTAAGTAGTGAGGTGGCTCATTTACATAATCAGTGTTATCACTCATAACGAATTCTGTGGGCAACTAGGGAAAGCATAATGTTTAACAAAAAAGCTAAGTCACCCAACAGAAACTAAAATGGTATGTCTTCGTCTGTAACAGTTTTGACTGGCTCATCTTTAGCAAGATCAGCTAATCCACTTGAAGTCTCAGATGTTTCAAAACTTGAACCTGACTCTTTGGCACCTTTGAGTTCAAAACTTTCTTCGATAAGGTTTTGTTGCCATTCAGGTAAACCATCATAAATATCACACATGGCTTTGGTTTGCTCAGTGCTATCACCTGAAAACTCTTCACAGTAAACATCTAGGTCAAAGATAATCCCTGCATTAATAGTCTCAGTCTTTTTAAATTCATCAGGTTTAAAGATAGCTTTGACTCTAGCGTTACCATTGGCATTGTGCTCAATCTCTAAATTAGCAGGTGCACCTATCATTTTGTCCAAGTCAAAACCATCAAGTTCTTCTTTGGTAAATGATTTGCCACGCCATGTAACTAAGTCTTTATATAAGGTGGCGTTCTCATTTAATGATGCAGTGTAAGTTTTAGAAATGCTCATGGGTCTACCATCAGTCATTTTTTGCTCAGGTATTTCCCAAGTCACACTTAATGTTTTTCTTTTCTTAGTGTTGTCAGAATTTGGTTCTGCATCTCTAGGATAGGTTTCATTTCTGCTCCCTTGGTCTATAATCTTATAACAGACACCTAAGTGTTGTCCTTCAGGTAGAGCTTCAAACTCTTTGCTATCTGATTTAATAGTTAAACTCATAATCTTTTTACTCCATTGGTTGTAATTATTTGTAAATTAGTCTAGGATTGTACAGACTTTTATAGATATAGCAACAGGGAAAACAGACATTGAAAATTAGACGACCACCTTCCAAGAATTTTGAACGACCTTTATCAGGAGATATAGAGTCACAATTTTTAAGTTTTTTATCTGAACAAGGCATGGAAGTTGATCCACGCAAAGGTTTGGTGGTTGATGGGAGTATTGGTCGTGCTTACATCAACTTAGGTGGTGAAAGGAAGCTGTCAGGTTGGTATCAACTGTGGATGGATCAGAGTATTCCATTTGGAAGGGTGGGAGATTACAGAGTATCTACAGACCAACCGACAGCGATTTGGAAACCTGAGAATCGTAAACGCCAAACCATTACCAAGACTGAACGAGAAGAAATAGATCGACTCAAGAAAGAAGTCGAAGTCAAGAAGGCTGAGAAACATACCAAATCTGCTAAACGCTCACAGGCTATGTGGGAGAAAGGCGAAGACTGTGAAAAACATCCCTACTTAGAAACCAAAGGAGTTTTATCTTATGGTTTGAAGGTAGATGAAAATGGACTCTTAATGATTCCGATGTTGAACAATGATCTCACTGTGGTGGGCATGCAATTTATCTCTGACGATGGCACCAAGCGTTTTTTGACTGGTTCTAAAAAAGCAGGTAGCTTTTTTATTCTTGGACAAGAAATACTCAAGACTTCAGACACGATTTACTATGGTGAGGGTTACGCAACTTGTGCTGACATTTATCGAGACATGTCATGTCCTGTGTTTGTTTCTTTCGATGCTTACAACCTATCGAAGGTTGCTGAAAGCGTTTTTGAAACACTCAAAGACAGACGACACATCTTTGTGGCAGATAACGATGACTCTAAGACTGGTGAGAAAGAGGCTATTAAAGCCTGTCAGTGGATCATTAAACAAGGTGGCATGGCTGAGGTACACATGCCTGAAACAAAAGGTGACTACAACGACCACAGGGCTGTCAGTGGCGAAGTTATCCCTGCTCTCAAGTTTGTCGATGTTCCCACAGATGTCGATTTTGTGACCTCAGAAAAAGGTCGTATGTTGAACCTAAAAGAAAATGTCTTGGGTGTCATGAAGACTCACAACATCAATGTTAATTATAATGTGATTAAAAAACGCATGGAGATAGAAATACCTCATATGAACTTTATCGCTGACATGAAGGAAGAAGCGAGTTTGGTAGAGATCGAAGATCGCTGTATTAAGATGGGAGTACCTCACACTAGGGTGCGAGATTATCTCAAAGTGATTGCGAATGAATACAATCCTGTCATTGAATGGATCGAAAGCAAGCCTTGGGATGGAACATCTAGGATTGGCGAGTTCCTAAAGACGATTACTTCGAGCACACCTGAAGCTCTGAAAGACATGTTGCTCAAGAAATGGTTAATTAGTTGTGTGGCAGCTTGTTATGAGCCCAATGGTGTCGAACTAGAAGGTATCTTAGTCTTCCAAGGAGCACAGGGATTAGGCAAGACCATGTGGTTCAAGAGACTGTGTGACTACAACAATGGATGGTTACTAGAGGGTGCTACCCTCAATCCCAGTGACAAGGATTCAGTAAAGAGGGCTGTAAGCCACTGGATAGTAGAACTAGGTGAGATAGAGTCTACTTTTAAGAAGAGTGACATCGATCAGCTTAAAGCCTTTATCACAGCCAAGACAGATGAACTTAGGTTGCCCTACGATAGAGCCTTTACTACTTATCAAAGGCGTACAGCCTTTTATGCTTCAGTCAATGCTAGGGAGTTCCTAACAGATTCCAGTGGTAACAGGAGGTTTTGGTGTATCGCAGTGACAGGTATAAACTTTAATCATGGAATCAACATGCAACAAGTTTGGGCTGAGATTAAAGAAACCATGTATGTCCAAGGACAAAAGAATTGGTTTTTATCACCTGATGAAAGAGAATTGTTACAAGATAGCAATGAAGGTTACAGAACCCAATCATCAGTCGAAGACTTGTTGTTGCAGTATGTGAAGTTTAATACTACCAATCCACAACCAGTACAAATGACTGAATTACTCAGAGACATGGGTATAGCCAATCCAAGGATGCCTGACTTTAAAGAGGCTAGTCGAGTGCTTAGTCAAAATGGAGTTGAGCCTAGACGATCCAATGGCAAAAAAGTTTACGACATAGAATATGACAAACCTGACAATGGTTTTAGTTCTGATAAGAAATATGGAGATGTGTTTTGAAATACTTATCCATATGCAGTGGCATAGAATCAGCAGGAGTGGGATGGCATCCACTTGGCTATGAATGTATAGGTTTGGCTGAGATAGACCCATTTAGGTCTGCTGTATTACAATATCATTACCCGGAGATTAAAAATTATGAAGACTTCACCAAAATCCAAGCATCAGACTTACCAACAAGACCTGATGTTCTCGTTGGAGGAACTCCCTGTGCAACATTCAGTATTGCAGGGCTTCGCAAAGGGCTTGGAGAAGATAGAGGAAACCTCGCACTTGAGTTTGTTAAACTTATTGAACGAGTGCAACCCACATGGGTTGTATGGGAAAATGTCCCCGGTATCTTGTCAAGTAATGGAGGACAAGACCTTGGCACCTTCCTCGGAGCATTGGGGGAACTCAGGTATGGGTTCGCTTACAGGGTTCTTAACACTGAACATGTCAGAACACAACGATTTCCAAACGCCCTCCCACAAAGAAGAAGGCGTATCTTCGTTATCGGACATATTGGAGGAGACTGGAAAAGTCCTGCCAAAGTATTATTTGACAACCAACCAATGTCAAAGGATTTTAAGCCGAGCAGAAGAACACAAAAAACCACTGCCCAAAAGTCTGAAGAAAACATTGGAGAAAGCGATACAGAATACTGGCGAAAAACAGACAGAGATGGAAACTATGTCGAAGAGTTCAAAGAACAAAGAGTAAGTTCTACATTAACAGCAGGTGGTCGATTCTCAATGGAACAGGGTGCTGTTGTAGTAAAAGACCCTACGATTATGATGCGAGATAGTCAGACTGGTTCTAATGGAGCTCCTTGGAATGAAAATGATGTGTCTTGGTCACTGACAGCCATGACTGGTGGTAACAGACAACCTATAGTGTTTCGTGAATCAATCAAAAGAAACGACATCATTAGACGACTCACTCCTGTTGAGTGTGAAAGATTGCAAGGACTCCCTGATAATTACACACAGATTCCATACAGAGGTAAACCTAAAGAAGAGTGTCCTGTATCAAAACGCTATGAAGCATGTGGTCGAGCCATGTCAGTTAATATCATGGAGTGGTTAGGATCACGAATCAAACAAGTTCATAATGGAGAAATATAATGGAAGATAAACGCTTTAATTTTAATGACATCACAGACTTTGAGAAACACATAGAACTTTCAATACCAAACTTTCTGACCCTAGATAACATTTTTCGCAATATCACCCATGAATATGCACAACCTGAGAGCACTGTGGTGGACTTAGGATGTTCTACAGGTAGATTCTTAACAAGTCTCAATCAAATACCCACTTGTGAGTACATGGGGATCGATACAGTCGATATGGAACAAAGAAGAGATGGTTTTTTGTTTATACAAGGTGATTGTGAGTCTGTTTTATCTGAAATCCATCAATCCTCAGTGATTGTAAGCATGTTTTTCTTACAGTTCTTGGGTAAA